AATTCAGGAGTTGATAATTGTTCTCCAAAGTATGATTTCATCAATACTTTAATTGCATCTGCCCAACCTTCGATTGAATCACCAATTAAGAATCTTCTTGTTCTATTTGGATTTGGTTTTCTGATTTCAGGTAATTTTTCTACGTGATGTTTTTGTACTGAATACCCAACACCTGTTCCACCTAACAATAAAAACATTGACTCAGAAAATGCTGCAAGGTCATCAATTGGTAAGTAAGCACAGTTATAAATTCTATTTGGAGAAATCTCAATTGGTTTACCTCCAAATTGCATCGACCTCATTGATGGTAAAACTTTTTTATCATAAACATATTGGTAAACATCTTTAATTTCCTTTTTTAATTTAGGGAATTTTTTAATGTGCATGTTCATATTTCTTGTCACTAATTCGTCCCAAGTTTCTCTTCTCTGTAATTCGGGAACATATTTAGCGTACTTCATGTATACTGTTAAATCCGATAATATTTTTTGCGATTCGTCCATACTAATTAATTGTATTTTTGTTTTTTTATTTTACTTTTTTTTTAATTTTCACGATTCAAGACCTTTTGTCTTTTCATAAACGCATCTTTAGCTCGTGTAGCATTGTCTTTTTGAACATCTTCTTTATGACCAAGTAATGTACTTTGAGATTCTGTATTAATAATTAAATATCTATTATCAAAAGTACAGTTCTGCCAAATTACACCATCTTGACCAATTCTAGACTTTAATAAAGTCATGGTTGCCAAGTTATGTTCCTTTTGTTCTAAAGTTTTACCAACCGATAAAACAACGTGACCAATTTGAGCCTTCTTAATTGAACCGCCCATTTGGTCAGTAGTAACAACTTCCGATGATATCGAATCCCTGTTACCTTGAGTTGCCGTCCATATGGCGATATCAAACTCACTTGTCATCGATTCAAGACTTCTCATAATAGAACCCTCACCTTTCCATTCATCACCATTTACTGACCTTTCAGGTGTTATACAATCAACATAGTCAATAACTAAAAGGTCAATCTTTTTACCGTCAGAAATGTGTTTTCTAATTCTTGTTTTGATTTCAGAAATAGTAACAGAATCACTTGGTAATTTTACAATACTCAAAGAACCGGAACATCTAGACCTAACCTCTTCAACTTTTTGCTTTACTTCATCTTTGTTGTTTGGTTGTTCATCTGGTTCAATACCCGTCCAAATTGTATAATGTTTCCTTTTAATGTTTGATGGATTGTCTTCAAAAAATATTTGAACCACATTGAAATCGTAGTTATATGCGGTATTTGAAAAAAGTGTAAGTAATGTTGTTTTACCTGTACCTGTTGGTGCTAAAACAACACCTAACTCACCTCTTCCTAATCCTCCTTTTAACATACCATCCAATCCATCAATTCCGGTTGGTATTGGGTGTCTATTATCCTTCTCTAATACCTCATCAATATTATGAAATACATCCATAGATTCTTCGGGTGGTAATCCAACTTGCATTGCTTTCTGAATAATACCTTCAATGTTACTATATTCCTGAAATGAGCCGTTGTCAATAATCTGATTTACCCTTTTTAACTCCTTTTTTAAATTTTGTTGTTTACAAAAATTTAAAGCCTCATCCTTTACGAGAGACGAATCTTGTGTGTTGTCCTTAATACCTGATATGGTATCCAAATGTATTCTTGCGTTTTCTTGCGATTTTAACTCCAATACAATTTGTTGAGATAATGTATCATAATTAGGTATTTTACTATATTTGATAAAATGCTCCTTAATGTTCTGAATAATAAATCTAAAGGAATTGTTATCAAAGTACTTGCTATCGATTACATCAATAATTTGCTCGCCATATTTTTTGTCTTCAATAATTGATTTAATTAAGGCTTGCTGGAATGATGCTCCGAGGAATCCAAAGTTCTTTTCTGTCATGTTGTCTTTTTTTTATAGTTGGTAATTTAAATAAGTTGTTTCCAATTCCTCAGCAGATAAAATAGCAGTTAAATCTGATAGATATCTCTTCAGGCTTGGGCGAATGTCCACCGTATATCTTACTTTTGGGTGAAAGATATTAGAAGGGAACATTCTTTGAATAAATACATCCTCTCCTAGTTTTAATACTAGTAAAAAATATTCTTTTTCATCATTTTCCGCAGGTTCCACATCCTTCAAACCGTAAAAATAATCTTGATTTTCGTTCATATAATCCAAAGTTTTTGATTTCAAATCATGTGAGATTTCTTCACAAATATCTTTTAAATATTCATGTAAGTCCATCGAGCGTCTGGCTTGTGGGTTATGTTCTCTCACGTTAAAAAATCTTTGGCAAACGATGTTTTTACCTAAAGTTAATAGAAATTCGAATTTGATTGCGTCTTGATTAGTCATTGTCTTTTATTTTGATTAATTTTTTATTTTTTTCTTTTCTGGTTAGTCTTAAAAATGGATTTAGAAAGTTAATCCATGCGTCATCGGATTTTGGTAGAAGAAGAAATATTCCATCTTCCATCATCATCTTCATTGTGTTCTTATATGAACGACCTTCCGGGTCCATTATATCGTTCATGAGGGACTTTATTGAGGTTATCGACTCTTCGGTTAGGAAAGGTTCGTCAAGACTTACAATACGTTTATTTACGTTATAAAACTCCTCACCTAATACTCCGTGTTTTGTTACCCCTGTAATTAGATTCTTTATTAAATTGTTATGTTGGTCTTGTTCAAATAGAGTGTTGAATTTTTCTATCAGATTTTCAAGTGTTAATGGTTGGGTTTTGATTTCAGGAACTAATGTTATTAATCTCCTAACACCCAAATTTTTTATACCCGCAATATTATCTGACGGGTCACCACACATCATTTTAACCAATTTAATATTTTGTATTAGAATCTCCTCATGGTCATAAACAAACATATCATTTAATTGATATATTCTATTATGTGAAGGATTAAATAATTGAGTTCTTTCTGAAACAAGTTGGGTTAAATCACCATCCGATGAATAAATTAAAATTTCCTCATTTGACTTTTGTGAATAATATGCAATACAGTCGTCTGTTTCACAAAATTCATATTCACCTTGTCTAACAAATAATTCTTCAAGATATTGTTTAACCCTATTTCTTTGATTACTATATGAACCCATTTCTTCTTCGGTTCTAATTCTACTTTTCCTATTTTCTTTATAATGATGGTAGAATTTTTTCCTAGAAGCGGAACCTTGTTCTCCGTCCCAAAAGACAACGACTTTATCTAACCGATGAATGTCAATTAATCTTCTTAGTGTGTTGATGAAGTGATACTGAGCCCCTATATGGTTACCCTTATAGAAGTGGTTTTTTAATCCAAAAAACCCGATAGTTAATAAGTTGTCACCATCAACAAGTAGTACGGACATTTAATTTTTTTTGTTTATAGGTTGAAAAATTACTCACCAATTGAATCTTCTGTTTCTTCTTCTAAAACGATTTCACCCGTTCCTGAAAGAATTGCGTTCCAATATTGTGAATATTGTTTTTTGTAGTCTTCTAAAGCTTCTTTTGTATCATCAATATATCCTTGAGGGACTGCAATGATTTTACCATCTTTAAATTGAATTCCATTTACGTGGTTTTTCAAAATAGAAATTTTGGTTCTGATTGCGTATGATACTGTTCTTCCACCTTTAGTTGCTGTGATATGATTAATACCAGCCTTCTTTTGGTTTCCAAATAAGAATACCAATGAAGATGCTAACCATAATGCTTCACCACCTTTTGCTTTGATTTCGGGTTGTCCAAATGGATTATCCGGTAAATCTACCCATGGTTGGTTAATAACAATCATTGTGTTATAATATGGATAATCTTCTTTTTTTGATTTTGAAATTCTTGAGTGAATTCCCATTCCAATTTTGTCAGATAATGCGGATGCGTTATGCATTTTACCACCTTTACCTTCAAATGTCATTTTACACGGTACTGAACCGACTGAATCCCAACAGAATAAAACTGAGTGAGGAATTTCACCTTTTTCTTGTGCATCTAATATACTATTAATAAAATCAGTTGCCTGTTCAATATAATCAAAACTATCGTTAAAAATGAAATCACCTTCCCATTCTCCGTCTGAATTCTTAGTTGCTTGTAATCCTAATTCAACCGCATGTTCCCAACTCCATTTTTTTTCTGTAATAATAAAAACAGGTAAATCACCTCTTTTTTGTGCGTCTGCAGCA